CTATAATCGCGACCCCCGGGCCTTGATAGCTCGCAACCTGAAAATGCCTTGACAATATATTATAATATATACATATTACTACCACCATGAAGAAAATAAATCAATCCAGACTCGCCGCCCTTGCAGGCGTAACCAGGCAGGCCGTGTCCCTTGCCATCGACGAGGGCATCATCCCCTTTGTGATGGATGGCCGCACCCGCGCCGTCGACCTGGACGACCCCGAGGTAAAGGAGTACATCGCCATGACTAACACGAGCCGGGAAAACCGGTCCAATAAAAAACTCGAAGAGCTTAAGTCTATGATTGTCCCCGAGGAGCGCGCCGCGATCGACAGGCTTGCGAAGCATAGCCCCAAGGTAGTCACCGTCCTTTTGGACGCCGCGAAGAAAGTTCGGTCGGAGAAGCGGGAACCAAAACCCCCGAAACCCGCGACCCCGTCAAAGTTACCGGCGAAGAAATCCCCGAAACCCGTGAGTGCGTCGGGACCAGCGGGGCCACAGGTGCCGTCTGACATCGACGCGCATGAGATACGGCGCCGGGCGCAGTATGCGGACATGCTGAAAAAAGAAGCGCAGGCCGCCATCCTTGAAAAGCGCGCGCTCCCCCGGGACTATGTTGAGGAGTGGTTATTCAAATATCTTGAAAAACTCAACAGCACCGTCGAGCGCACCGCGTCGGTTTCCCTTGATGAAATCGGGGGCCGCATCCTGGAGGCCGGGCGCGTACTTCCGGAACACTCCATGGAATTTACAAACCTGATATTACAGGCGATCCACAACACGAAAAAAGCAATCGTTAAATCGATTAAAGATTATGAACCTAGGTTGTGAAAGGAGTAAAATATGTTTTACGCGGTGCGATTATGTGGCAACCCAGACCATGAACGATATCAACGTCCAATCTGTTTTATCACAGAGGGAGAAGGCGATGATCCGCTTGAGCGAAAAACTGAAAAGGAAATTAGATTTGAATTAAAAGGACACGGTTTGTATGAGGCGGGATGGATTGAGATTATCGAGATAGACTAACATGAACCCAAACTATAACCTCGCCGCTCGGTTCGACGCCATGCCGTCGCGGACCCACAACCCGTCAATCGTAGAGTACGCGGAAAAGACCATAATCCCGACCGGCCCTTTCCGTGGCTTAAACCACAGCCACAAGCGCGCGCCGTATTTGACGGAGATCATGTGGTGCCTTTCCCCGGAATCACCATACCGCGAAGTCGTGCTCATGAGTCCGGCCCAGTGGGGCAAGACCTACACCGCGAACACGGCGGCGATGTATTACATCGAATGTGTCCCGTCTGAAATCCTGTACGCCACATCGGACGAAACCGCCGCGATCAAATGGCTTGAAAGAGAGGTAGAACCGAGAGCCCAAAACGCCGGAATCATATTCAAGACCGAAGTAGAAAACCGCGCGTCACGCCGCACCGGGAACACGTCATACAGCAAATCTTTTCCCGGCGGCGTCATCGACATAGCGTCATCCCGAAGCCCCGCGCAACTCGCAAGCGCAACCAAGCGGATACTATTCGGCGATGAGGTGGACCGCTGGACCCTGGCCATCGGGGAACAGGGCTCGGTCGTCAACCAGCTCCGCGCCCGTACCCAAGCATGGAAAAACAAGGCGAAAATATTCTGGTTCTCCACCCCCACCACTGAGGACGCGTCGGTCATATATCAGCTATTCTTACAAGGCGATCAGCGTTATTATTATGTCCCGTGTCCCCATTGCGGACACATGCAATTATTGGATTTTTCCCATGGCCGCGCGTTCGGGCTCAACTGGGAACACAAGGACGGACGGATTGACCGGAAATCCATCATGTACTACTGCGAATCCGGTTCATGTAACCGCGGAATCCGTGAAGCCCAAAAACCGAAAATGTTACTCGGCGGACATTGGCGCGCGTCCGCCCTTCCAGAGTATGACCACGTCGTGAGTTTCAACTCGAACGGGCTGTATTCGTTTCAACTCGAATGGTACGACATGGTGGTGGCTTATGAGGAGGCGCAAAAAGACCCACAAAAAAAACAGGACTTCGACCAGCTCAAAATGGGCCGCCCCCACAAACAATCCGGCACGCGCCCAAAACCTGAGAAGATAATCGAAAATCGCGGCATCTACAAATCAGCCCAAGTCCCCGACGGAATCTTATATCTCACCGCCGGGCTTGACGTTCAGCGGGGATCTTTAACCGACCCGAACAACCCGCCACGCCTTGAAATGGAAGTCCTCGGCATTGGCGCCGGGTACCGTACCGCGTCCATAGAATACCGCCGCTTCGAGGGTGACATCACCGACCCGTTCGCGGGCGCCTGGGAAAAACTGAATGACTACGCCATTGAATCCGGGCTCACTTATTACCGCGATGATGGTTTTGGGTTTCCCGTGTCCCTGATATTTGTTGACTCGGGCGACGGCGAAACAACCGACCTTGTTTACCGATTCTGTACGCGGTGGCAAAACACATTTCCGATTAAGGGGTTTTCCGCCTTGAAGCGCCGCAAGACCGAAAAAGGCGATGAAGTCACGGAAGGGAATTTTAAACGATACCGGGCTGTAAGAATCGGCGAGGACATCACCCTTTATGAAATCAGCACGAATTATTATAAGGGCCAAGTTTACCACAATCTAAAAATAGCGCGTCAAGAGGTGGAACCCCAGCGCCCTGGATTCTGCGATTTCCCCCGCGATTACGGCGAACGATATTTTGAGATGCTCACCTCCGAGGAGCGCCGCCGGGATGGATCCTTCCACAACCCCACGGGCCGCCGGAATGAGGCGCTTGATTGCCGGGTGTACGCCCTTTGTGCCGGTGACGTGTTTCTCGAAAGCGAGGTGCTAAACTATAAATCATGGGCAAAACAACAGGGCGCAGGCCCGGCGGAATTGCAACAGATAACGCACAGGACGGTGATCGAGGCGATGATGCGGCAGACGTTACGCCGCAAGCTGTAAGCCGCACCGCGGCCACCCTTGACCGACGGGGCCAAGCACCGCGGCCAGGCACCGCGGTTCCGCACCGCGGCAAGGTAACAGGAATTAAATTTTTTCCTTGACTTTTTTACCCTACTGTGTAAGTTTTACACATGGGATATATTTCACTCCGAAAAGCGCGTTTACAAGCGCAATTAGCGAAGGTCCAGGCGGCCCTCGCCTCCTTGTATGACCAAATGACCGAGGCATCACTTTCCGGCGTTGAATCCTACGCGTTCGATTCCGGGGAAGGGTCTCAGCGCACCACCCGCCGCAAGTTATCCGACATTCAAGACGCCATCGACCGCTTACAAGCAACCGAGGCCCACCTGATAAACGAGCTGTACGGGATGGGCCTGGTATCAATAACCCTTCGACGGAAACACGGATGTTAAAAAAACTGATTAACGCCATCCGGGACCGGTTCCGGAAATCGACGCTCACCACCACCGCCATGGGCTCCGGGTATTCCGGGGGCAGTGACTACGGTTCCGGCGCCAAATGGCCGGGCGGCATGTCCGCCGTGTCGGGCCGGATCACCATCCATGACCATTTCACGGTACGCCAAAACGCCCGCGATGCCATGTATGATTCAACCATGGCGAAATCAATGGTTGACCGGTTTGCCGATACCGTCGTCGAAACCGGAATGCGATTAAAGCCCACCCCCGACCCTGACATATTAGCCATCGACCCCCAGGCCGCCGAAGAATGGGCCGAAACCGTGGCAGGCGCCTTCCACTTGTGGGCAAAGTCCAAAAAATCACACCGCCCGAGGGTGAACAACTTTTACCAGAATCAAAGGCTTTACCAGGTTTTCCAGCAACGCGACAACGATATTTTTGTAAGATTATACTACAGCCGTGAAAAAGATTTATCCAGCCCCCTGCAAATAGATTTCGTCGACCCGAACCAAATCCGCGGCCACTCCTTCACGTCCACCTACACGCAATTCCCGGGCGATGACGGAATCATCCGTGACGCCGGTGGCCGGGAAATCGGTTATAAAATTTGGTACTACGACGCGCAGGCAGGCTACCGGGAAATGTCGGTTCCCGCCACCGGTGAAAAATCGGGCCGGATTATGATGCTCCACGGTTTTAATCCCGAATACGCTGGCCAGGGGCGCGGCATGTCCCGATTGGTCCACGTTTTACAGGAGTTTGAAAACCTGACTGACTTCACCACCTCAACAATAAAAAAAGCCATAGCGCAATCATCCATCACCATGGCCGTTGAAAACGAACAGCAGGACAGCTCCAACCCCTTAGAGGGACGCGTCGCCGGTCCGGTCCGGGAATACGGGTCTTACCCCCAACCCGACCCAGTAGCGCAAAACGTCACCGCTGAATCGATAGGCCCGATAAACTACCAGCCCATGCCCGAGGCGACAATCAGCGTACCTGGTAGCGTGGGTGTATTCAACCTCCGGCGCGGCGATAAAATGAAGTACCTCGCCGACACAAGCCCGAGCGCACAATTTGACAGTTTCGTAAATTCCTTCACGTCCTACCTTGCCGCATCCAACGGGATGCCGATTGAACTCTTGCTCATGAAATTCAACGCCAACTATTCAGCAAGCCGCGCGGCCCTGATAATGTTCTGGCGTGTAGCCCAAATATGGCGCGACGAAATGGCCGCGGACTTCCTCGACCCGGTGTATGAAATGTGGCTGTCCGAAGAAATCGCCGCCGGTCGCATATCCTGCCCGGGGTGGAGCGATTACCGCCTCCGCGCCGCGTGGCTGTGTTGCGAATGGGCGGGTTGTCCCATGCCGTCGATAGATCCGCTCAAGTCCATGCAGGCAAGCAAACTCGCCGTCGAACTTTCAGCCGAAACCCTTGACGACGTTGCAAGGGACTACAATGGAAGTTCCGGAAAGGCCAACCGCGCGAAAAACGCGAGGATGTTTGAGGAATGGCCGACGCCGCCATGGAACGAAATACCAGTACAAGCCGCACCCAAAAAAGACGAAGAATCCGAGGAGGAATAAATCATGGCAAACCCCGTAATCATATCCCTTGACGCTGACACCTGGACCAAGGTGGCAACCGCCGCAACCGCAGGCCAAGTCAAGAAACTCGACACGCGCCCGAACCTGTACCTTGAAACGTACCGGACAAGCGGCGACCCGGCCCCGACCGACCTTTCCGAGGGCGTGCCGTGTTTCGTCGGGCGGTATAGCGAGGAAATATCAGCAAGCGCGGGAATCGACGTGTACATCATGGCCGTCGGGCAAAATGGCCGGGTACGGGTTGACGTATGATCGGACCCGGCGTAAATCAGCTACACGGTAGACTAAGACTTTCAACCGCTACCGACACCACGCTGGCGGACGCCGGAACTTATTATAAAGTCGATTTAACATACGATACGGCGACCACCG